TGCAGTGCCGCACGGCTCGCGCCACCAACTTACGCAATTTGTCGGTCGTGGTCATACGTTCTCTCGTTCTTTCTCAGAAAGGGATCGGTTCTTCCCAGGCGTCGCAGCCTTGGGCACGTGAGGATTCAGGGACGACTGCCGCCCACCGCGCGCAGGAGCCAGTCGGGCGGTCGAACTTCCCGCACGCTTCGCACGGCGTGCTCGTCGGCATCGCCTCCAGCGTCGCGAGCGACGTTCGCAGCACGGCGACCATCCGCGCTTTCTCGGGCGGCGTCAGGGGCAAACTCATAAGCGACAATCTCCGGGTAGCCGCTGCGCGGCTGAGTCAGGGTGATGCTGATGGGGCGGGGCAGGTCGCGAGCCAACAATCGGCCAGCGTCTTTTGCGCGCAACGCTGAAAGAAAGCCGGGATTGCCAATTGCCTCGGCCACCGTGCGCGGCACCTGCGTGCACCGCGGATCGCGGCGACGCCACCACTGCACGGCCTTGTCGCGCGCAAAGCCGCCGTGCTCAAGGCAAACGTATTCGTTGATCCGGCGCAGCCCGCAGCGGTACGTGACGCGCAGCGTGGGCACGCCGGACTTGCCGATGTGCTCGGCGTACTCGACCGCGCCCACGGCCAGCGTGATCGTCGGCACCGGGCCGGAGAGGATCGGCGCGTCCGCCGGCTTGTCGTTGTGCTCGGGCTTAGCGACCGCGAACTCGTGGCCGCAGTCGGGGCAGGTGCGGATGCCGAGCGCCACGAGTGCGTCGCACTTCGGGCACTGCTTGGCCGGCATCGTCTCGACCTTCGCCGCCTCGCCGGGCTTGCGCGGCTTGCGCACGGTGATCGCGTCAACCGGCCCGTGCTCAAGCGTGTTGCCGGCGTAGTCGAGGACCAGGCAATCGGTCTTGCCCGGCGCCAGTCGGAAGCCGCGACCTACCTGCTGGTAGAAAAGCCCCGGCGACTTGGTGGGCCGCAGCATCGCGACGCAATCGATGTGCGGCGCGTCGAAGCCCTCGGACAGCACGTTGACATTGACCATCCAGCGCGTGCGCCCTGCCTTGAAAGCCTCGATCAGCGCGACGCGCTCCGCCTTCGGCGTGCCGCCGTGCACCAGCGTCGCCGTCTCGCCCGCCGCGCGCAGTGCCGCGAGCGCGGCCTCCGCGTGAGCGACGTTGACGCAGAACACGATGCCGGCCCGACGCCCCGCAGCGCGCGCCAGCAGGTCGCCGATCGTGCGCTCGACCAGACCCGGCGCCGTCATCGCGCGGGCGAGCTCGGCCTCGACGTACTCGCCGCCGCGCACGTGCACACCCGACAGGTCGGGGCGCTCGCCCGCCTTGGCCGTGAGCGGGGAAAGGAAGCCGTCGCGAATCAGGTCACCAACGCGCGCCTCGTAGGCCACTTCGGTCAGGATGTGGTCGGCACCGCACACCGGCACCGCGACGCCCTGCAGGCGGTACGGCGTGGCCGTCATGCCGATGACGCGCAGCCGCGGATTGAAGCGCCTCGCCTCGGCAATGAACTGCCGGTACATGCCCTCACCCTTGAGCGGGATGCGGTGCGCCTCATCGACCAGTAGCAGGTCGAACTTGCCGAACTGGTGGGCGCGCGCGGCGACCGACTGCACCTGCATGAACAGGATGCGGTCGAAGCGGTCGCGGCGCTTGAGCCCCGCGGCGTAGATACCGGCCGGTGCCTCCGGCCACAGCGTGCGCAGCTTGTCGGCGTTCTGCTCGACCAGCTCCTGGACGTGCGCCAGCACGCCAACGCGCCCGCCCCACTTCTCGACCGCCTCGCGCGCGATGGCGGCCATCAGTGGCGACTTGCCGGCGCCCGTGGGCAGCACCAGCGCGGGGTTTCCCTCGCGGTGCGCGAGGTAGTCCCACAGCGCCTCGACGGCCTGCTGTTGGTAGGGACGGAGGATCACCCCGCGACTTCCGCCGCCACGATGGTCGCGCCCTGCGCGCGCAGCTTCGCAACCACCTCATCCTCAGCCAGCACCAGCGCCGCCTCGCCCAGCGACAGCTCGGCGCTCGTCAGCCCGTCCGGGCCGCCGTTGCGGAACGTCGTGCCGCTCGGGCGGCGGTATTCGACCCAGCCGCCCTTTTCGTCCGCATCCACCGCCTCGCCCAGCTTCGCGAGCAGGGCGGGGATGTAGCGGTGCTCGCCACAGCCCACGCGCTGCGCCTCGGGCGGAATGTCGGAGCCCCACTTGGCGCAGCTCCACCGGCCATTGCCATCGCGCTCCGGCGTGGCGTGCAGGCAGGTGCGGCAGTTCACCGGCGCGATGGCCTTGCCGTGGCATAGCGCGTGCGCCGGGCAGAACTTGCACTCAAACCACGCCGGATCGGTGCTGATGCCCGGCAGCGGCTCGGCCGCGAAGATGACGCGCTCGGCCTTCTCGATCAAGCGCGCCCCCTCGGCCGGGTCGCGGCGCAGGCGCTCGGCGTACAGCTCGTCCGTGTCCTTGTTGGCGGCGACGTAGAGCGTGCGCTCAAGCTTGCCCAGGTGCATGTACGTCTGCACCTGCGCGGCGTGCAGCGGCTTGGAGGCCTGCACGCCCTTCTTCTGCAGGTCGCCGAAGCTCTTGGCCGAGTGGGTCTTGAACTCGAGGGCGTGCCACGCCTTGGGCGCATCGGGGATGCCGAGCGCCACGCCGTCCATGCTGCCGCCGAAGTGCCCGCCGGCGGCGGTGAAACGGAACTGCTGACCGGTGCCGGGATCGACGGCGTGCACCGTGACCCCAGCCCCGCGCAGCTCCTCGACAAAGACCGCCTCCTCGCGCTGCCCGCGGTCAAACAATCGCAGCATCCGCGCATCGAACGTCTCGTGCGCGGACCAGCGGAAGCCGAACCACAACCGCCGCTCGCACGGCTGGCCGATCTGGCTGGCACCCAAGTGCGGGCGCGGTGCCTGGTCGGTCGAGCGCACACGCCATGCGTCGATGGCGTCGAGCACCTGCAGGCGCGGGGAGGCGGGGAGGGCGGCCATGTCGAGGCTCAGGCCGCCGTGCTGCGCGCCCACGGCGGGGCGACGTTGCTGGCAGCCGGGGCGGCCGCAGCCGGCGCCGGAGCGGCGACGGGCTTGCTGCCGTCCAGCTTCTTCCAGGCCTTGACCGCGTTGCTGTCCTTCTGCGAGTTGACACCATCCGCCTTGACGTACTCGACGCGAATCACGTGCGGCTTGTAGTGGAGCTGCTGCGTGTCGTTGATCTGCATCACGCCGGTGACGTGGCAGATGGCCGAGAGCTGGCGCTGGGCAATCTCGACCGCCTTCTGGTTCGGGTTGTCGAGGTTGAGGCGCAGCCACACCTTGCGGCCCTTGAACTCGCCGTCGATGACCTCGTAGGTCAGCTCGGCGTAGTTGCCATCGCCGCGCTGGGTGGGCTTCACGTCGCTGTCGATGATCTGCGCGGCGTACTCGCCGGCCGGGATCGGGCCGATGTCCTGCTGGGGCGCGACCTGCGTCGCGTTGAAGCTGCCGATGAGGGCCATGTTCGTGTTCTCCGGGTTGGTGTTGGTGTTGCGCGTTACGCCGCGGCTGCGGCGGGGTTCATCGCGGCCATCAGCGACGGCCACGAGAGTTCGATCAGTTCAGGGAGCGCGTAGCGGTTCTTCGCGACGCACGCGGGCGTCTCGACCACGCGCAGCAGGCGGCGGCCAGTGGCGATGCCGCGGGCGCGCGTCTGGAAGCCGTTGCTGTCCTTCTTGATGGCCGTCTCGTGGTGCGCGAAGCCCACGATGTCCGCCCACTCCACGGCCAGCGCCGACGCGCCCTTGTGCAGTTTGAGTTCGTAGCGGTCGAACGGCTCCGAGTCCGGGGCCTCGAAGCGCTTGACTTGGCTGTGGCAGATCAAGACGACCGCCATGCCGCGCTTCTCGCGCAGATGATTGAGGCCGTCGAAGATCGTGCGCCACAGGGGCAGCGCCTCGGCGTAGCCCTTGCCGTAGGGGATGTCTTCGATGCTGGCCTTGCCGTGCGCGGCGGCGACGCGCGCCCAGACGTGCGGCTCCAGCCAGTCGAGGGAGTCGATGACGACGGTGCCGAAGTCGTGGGCGTCGGACGCCAGCGCACCGATCGCGGCGATGCAGTCGTCGTAGGATGTGAGGCGCGGAAACGCCTCGACCTCGATGCCGCTCAGGCCGTCCTCGAACGGCAGGAAGATCGAGCGGTAGGCACTGGCGGCGAAGGTGGATTTGCCCACGCCGCCTTGGCCGTGAACGATGACGCGCGGCGGGACGGCGTTGCGCGTGGTCTTGCTGATGGATGCGAGGCTGATGGCCATGTCGGTGTTCTCAGGCAGCGGTGGGCAGGGCGGCGACCAGCTCGACCTTCACGGACGGCTTCGCGGGCGTGGCGGTGATGGCGTTCGCGAGCACGCGGTAGGCGTCGGGCTCGTTGTTCTGCAGGTAGCGCAGGCCGGTCACGTCTACCTCGGGAATCCAGCGGATCGCGCGCTTGAACAGCGCAGGCGACATGTCGGCGCGGATGTGGGCGAGCACGGCGCGGTCGATGCGGCGATTGATGCCGGCGGTGACAGTCACCTTGTAGGCGTCGAGCTTGTAGGTCGTGCTGCCCTCGGCCTTGTCGGTCTGCAGCTCGGCCAGCAGGGCCGTCTCGGCGGCGATGCGGCGCTCGCGGGCAGCCTCCTCGGCGGCCTTGGCGTCCAGCAGTTCACGGATCAGTGCGTTCATCGTTCGTGTCCTCGGGTTGCGTGTCGGGTTCGTTCGGGTCAGTGGCGTCAACGTACCCATCGGGATCGACGTAGAAATCGGGCTTCATGGGGTCAGTCCTGGATGTAGGGCGCGCGCTTGCGCAGCCGGCGCCATGTGCAGCGGTCCGCCGCGTCTGCTGCCCAGGCAACGATGCAGGCGATGCCGATGGCGGCGAAGAACAGCAGGGCGATGACGGCGCAGGTCATGCCGCGCCCCGCGGATCGAAGCCGCTGGCGCGCGTGGCGCTGCGGATCGTGTCGCAGGCCGCGGCGTAGGCGTGCGCCGCGCTGGCGCCGGCGTCCATCGCGCGGATCGCGGCGAGCTTGGCCGCGCGGCTGGCCTGCGCGGTCAGGTGCAGGCGGGCGCAGCGCTCCTGCACGGCGCGCACGGCGGCGAGGTTGATCGGTTGGCCGGTCATCGCGAGCCCCCGAACACCGCGCCGAAGCCGCGCATCGCTTCCGCCATGATCGGGTGCACGTTCGGCGCCACGGCGACGACCGGCACGAGGCGTGCGGTGCGCGCGAGCTTGTCGTCGATGACCTTGCGCTCGGCCATCTTGTCGAGGGTCGCGGACAGCGCGGTGCACAGCGCGAAGTCCAGCGCCTCCAAGTCCATGACGCCGCGCGGCAGGCGGGCGGCCCGCTGCATGGCGCGCGAGTAGTACGCCGCCACGGCCTGATACACCGGCCAGTCGCTCGGGGTGGGCTCCCCCTCCGGCCACGGATCAAGACCGAACGCCGCGAGCACCACGGGCAGCGCCGCCTCGGGCGTGGCCGTCAGTGCATCACGCGCAGCCT